GTAGATTGCGGCTACTGCTGATGCTGATACTCGTTTACGTTTCTGTTCATCCCAGAAGCGGATGTCAAGCCAGTCTTGTTCTCCGTGTGTGGGTTTGGTTATGCGGAATCGTTTGATTTCCATTTGCTTCCCTTCGTTGTAAGTTGATGCGTCTCACCTTACAAGCAAGTAATACTGTATGTCAAGCATTAATTGGAAAAACTTTTAGCGTCTTCACCATCGCCACGGGGATACATAACACGCCATCCACGTCATCGCTTTCTGTTTTCGATTGGTAGATAGTTACATGGTCGGGCTTGCCACCTTGTTCTACTGCTAACAGGAACCCGCAACTGGTTACGATGCATGGGTCTTGGTCGATGTCGCTCAATGGTGTCCATGTTTCTGTCGCGGCATGCGCGTCCATCCACGTGACGGTGACTATGGGATGTGTTAGCCCTTCTTCCATGTCAAGAGTTTACTGTCTCCCGCGGGCGCGAGGATGCGGTAAGTAGGTGGTCTAGTTCGTTAAGTGCGCGGAAGAACTCGTCTTCTTCGGGACGGGAAACCCTTGCGGTTACTAGGTATTTGCGGATTGTTTCTAAGGTTTGGCGAGTCATGGGACCGACCAAGATACCAGCCTATTGAATTGTCTTGCGATTACCGCGGGTGATTTTTTACGTGCTCACCTAATTGGTCTGACACTTTGTCTATCTTGTACTCAACAGAACCCTGCTTCTTGTACACCATCTTCAACATGCCCATAACTATCTCGTGGTCTTTGGTGTTTTCTTTTTTTAGTTTCTGCAGAAGAATAGTTAGCAAACCAAAAAAACCAGTAATAACAGCAACCCCAATAGAGGCAATCCCAGTATCCACATTAAGCCTTCTTCCCTACGAAACGAATATGCCAAGGCTCTGCGCCTTTACCATTAGCGTCCCCTAAAACTTCATGCGAGAACCCAAACTTAGTTTCATTCGCCAATAGCCAAGCCAGAACCTTGCCGTTAGCATTCGCCACATCGACAGCAATGCCGTACAAATGTTTTGAGCCACGCGCTTTATCATTCGCTGGGTCGTCATATGGTGTGGCAAGCATAGCCATGCCAGCCTTCAGATACCATTTCTCGTTGTTCCAAGTTTTAGTTGAAGCACCCGCAATAGGTTCCTTCTGGTAACGCTGACGGAATCCTGCTTCTTGCTGGGCGACTGAACGTAGCGTGTCACCTGCTGAGGTTGGTTTAAGAACTACACCATCCGCCTTAGCAGCAACAACCATTTCTTCCCATGCAGCAGCAGCACACTTCTCCAGTTTGCCTCCACCTGTGATGGCGGCGACCATATCTGGTGTAATCTCAGAAGGTTTCTTGCCTTTAAGATGTTCACACCAATGGATTGGGAGTACAGTCCAGTTAGGTTTCGGCACTACTATGCCTTTGGCTTAGAGCCGAATGCCTCGTTGATTTCTTCCATTGTGAGTTTGCCATCAAGCGATGCTTGTGCAAGTTTCTGAACGACAGTTGCACATGCGGCGAAACCTGCGAGTACAGCAGACTTCCAGATTTCCAACTCGGGTGCGATGACTGCGCTACCACCAACGATGGCTAGTGCTGACGATAGGAATACTGCAACGATTCTGCCGAGGATGTCTTGTGCCTTTTTCATTGTGTGTCTTTCTTTGAGAGTGTGAGTATTGAGTGTACCAAAACAACAACGCCTGTGATAAGGGTTGCCTGTCTTAAGGTAGGACCAGAGAGGGTAATCAGGACCATGCCTGTACCTGCCCATGTCCACGCATTATCTACTAGGTAATCCAAAAGTTTTCTCATTAGCGTCTAATTCTAGTACCTGCGGCGGCGAGGGTTAACCCCGCTGTGACGGCGATAAGGGTGCGGCGTGTGCCAACTGGGATGTTTGAGCCAACAGGGACGTAGGTGTCAAGTGCTGACTTGAAAATGTCAATGGTGTCCTCAAAGGTTTCACGAATAGCGGTAGGTGCATCCTGTACTGCGGCGATTAGTGCCTCGGTCTGGGTGTCGGATAGTTCGGCTACGTCTAACGCTTCAAAGATTTGTGCTGCTTGCTCGGTGCTAACTATTGCAAGCACTTCAGGACTGGACGCGAGGGCGGTTGCCTGCTCTTGGGATGGTTCCTCAGCAAGCAGGGCTTCCACCACCTGTGCCACCTGCTCAGGGGCTAGGTCAGCCAACGCTTCCACAAGGGCTTCTGTAGTTTCTGCCTCTGCTATTAGCGAATCCACTTCCTCGACGCTTAGAGGGGCTTCTAGAGGGGTATCCGTGGCTTCTGGCAGGGTTGTGTCTACGACTGGTTCTTCTGTAGTGTCAGGGTATGTTTCATCTGTTGTTGTTGTTTCTTCGGGAAGCGTCGTTTCTGGCGTGGCTTCCTCTACTGGCATCTCTGTGGTGTCTGTCTCGTCTGGTTCAGGCTCTTCAGGAACGACGGTATCAACGGATTCTGGCTCAGATATTTCAGGGACGGTAATAGGTGTTGGAACTGCTGGTGGTTGTGTTGTGGTCGTCGTTGATTCTGTTGATGTTGTTTGGGGTACGGAAGTACTGGTAGTTGACGAACTAGTTGACGTCGTGCTAGTTGAGTTCTCCACAGAAGTTGTTGTTTGAGGAACAGTCGTTGAGGTTGTCGTCGTTGTCGTTGAGGTTGTCGTTGTAGTCGAAGAAGTAGTGGTTGTTGTAGTTGTTTCTGGAACTGTCGTAGTAGTCGGGGCTGTGGCAGGGACAGTCGTTACGGGGACAGTAGTAGTAGTAGTCGTCGTTGTCGTTGATGTCGTGGATGTGGTTATAGATGCCCATAAAGACAGGTTACTAATAGTTAGATGCCCAGGAGCACAGCAGGTATCTATCGAATACTGACGGAACGTAAACACATCACCCTCATTGACGGGTACAGACAGCGAACCTGTCGCATTGTTCTGTTGTGTAAGCAAGGTGTATACGCCGTTAATGCCGTACTGTGGCGGGTCATACACCCAACCATCAGTTGTCTGATACGCCCAAGTGAAATTTATTGTGTCTACATCTGTGGGGATTGTGGTCTCAATCTTTACCCAATGTGCCGCGCCCGAACACCCACCTTGGTCGGGACCATGCAAGATGATGGTGTTGTCTATGACTTCGACTGAACCTGATGTTGGGCAGGACTGGCTGTATGTCCATTCACCGAGAACATCGGCTTTAGCAGGTTTAGCAAATAGTGCAAACCCGATAGCGGGAACAAGTATCAGCCACTTGCTACGCAAGTTACCACTTACCAATGGGACATACAGCGTCCCTCAACTTAACCTTCCCCGTCATAAGGCAACCACATTGTTTGCATTGTTTAGTTAACCCGATTAGTTCAGGGCAAGCAAGACAGATGTCCATGCGCTCTGTTGCAACCTGTTCTTCAGCACGCGGGACATTAGCGTTCAACAAATGCCAGGGTCTTGTAGTCCCAAGTTTCTGTTTATATTCTTCCCAAGCGTTCATGCTCACTCAGAAGGTGGAGTAAATGATGCTCCGTCGTACGACCATCCATGAAGAACTTGACCAGCAAGTTCATTTGGAACTTCAATAATTTTTGGGTTAGACGACATAACAGCAACCAAGTATTCCATGCTGGCATCAACAGTTTGCATCCAAACAACATCTGTACCAAGAACAAACGCATACCATTTTTGTGGTTTGTTAGATGTCCAAGTTTGTGTTTCTGGGTCAAATTCAATAGGTGGTAGTGGGTTAGACATAATGCTCCTTAGCAGGTTCCGTCACAAGCGTACCAACTGCCAACCGATGGCGAACAACCAATACATCCAGATGGTGAACCAGTGAAAACAATAATGTCGTAACAACATACTTGGTTTGCTGCCCCACAGAAACCCGTTGAACCACAGTTCCCACCTTCAACTATCGTATAAGCATAAGAACATGATGAACAGGATGGTGTTGAAGTGCCACTTTGTGTTGCTGTTGCTGAAGTTGCATAACCGCTACGAGTTGCATAGATGGAAACTGTTGCTGAAGTGCCATTGGCTAGACCACTCTGAGTGATGGTGGAACCACTACGAGACACACTGCCAGAACTAGTGCTTAATGTATAGGTATTAGCCGCATCATAGTTGGTTATGGTTATTGTGAAACCACCAGTTGTTGCAGTTGCAGCACTTAATGTTGGTGTAGCAAGAACGTTTTGTGCTGAACCAGCAACCGTACCTGTAGCAGATTCATAACCGCTGCGGGTAGTTGTAACAGTCACCGTTGAAGACGCGCCGTTAGATAGTCCAGACTGCGTAATAGTGCTAGTAGAAATAGAAACAGAACCAGCAGTAGTCGTAGCCGAATACGTGTAAGCAGCGTCATAGTTGGTAATCGTTGCAGACCAACCACCAACCGCGCTAGTAGCCGAACCCATCGTAGGTGCTACACCTGAGTATGTCCCGCCGACAGCACCAAGAATCTGCATGACTATGCAACAACGTTGCCGAGAACGACAAACTCATTACTGGCAATACAAATTACCGTAGCCATCGCATACTGTGCGCGAGTCTTTAGACGCGAAGATTCACTACGCAAAGTCACGCTTGGACCAGCAATAGTTATCTGACCAGAACCAGTTTGCAGAATGTTGATTTGGTCGCCAACAGAAAATACTGATGCAGGTATAGTCACCGTAGTGGTTGCACTAAAAGTAACAACACGGTTAGCATCACCAGCAACAAGGGTGTATGCGCTAGTAGTGCCAACGTTAATCGAAATACCATCAAGTTCGGCTGAACCAACAGCGCGGTCAGCAATCTTTGCTTTCGTTACCGAGTCGGACGCTAAACCAGCGGCAGGGATTTGTTTCCATGCAACACCATTAGTTGCAGAAGAATCAGCCAACAACGAATAATCATTTGTGCCAACAGCCAAACGGTCAAGCACACTACCCGTAGTAACTAACAAGTCACCCTTAGTCGTCAGCGTTGATGCAACCTTGTTTGCTTGGTCAGCATCAGTAGCAGTAAAAACTGGGTAGCAAGTTGCGCCAGCGTTGTGGGCTGCACCTGTTGTCCCGTCAACACCACGAGTGATGCTTGACAACGATGAACCTGAACGTGTACCAACCAACACCTTTTCTTCGGTACTAAGACCTGGGTCAATAACCATAAAGAACGAACCGTTAGCGGTGTTGTTCCAGTTCGTGGTGTCACCCGTGATGGTGGCTGTGGTGTCGCTACTGGTAATCGAGTTGGTCAGCGTGCAGGCGGGAGCCGCGCCAGCGTATGACCTTCGTGTTGCGTATGCCATTTGTACTCCTAGTCTTGTACTGAACGCATCGTAATAATGCAGGTGCCTTCAAGGTCCCAATTGGATTCTAGCGCATCGATGATATTGAACTGTAGGTCCTCAACAATGACCGAATAAGACTCAGTGTTTTCTTGGTAGTTGATTACCCGCGGGTTGTTCACTAGGTCACGGAGGTAGTTCAATTCGGTTTCTACATCGAAATAGTATTCAACATCTTTGACTCGGATGTGGTGGTGCATAAGGATTGGGACACGGAACACTTGGCTTCGGGCTGGGCTGGCATATGCTCGTGCCATCCAACGGGTCAGGGTTGGTCCTGTTGTGGCTGTTGCACGGTCCATGACCAGTTTGAATGACGCTTCAATGAACTTGGTTTGTGGACCAGTTGCGACATGTTCGGTGGTGTCAGAGTTTGCGTGTGCTGGTAGTGCAAGGTATGCGGCAGAGTCAAGTGAGATAGATGGGGTGACGGTACCGAGCAATGGTGTGGTGCGGATGTCAAACTTGGCTACGAACTTGCGGTCTGGGATACCCCAACGATAGGTGCCTGTGACTATTTCTCCTGACTCAACAAGGTTGGCTGAGTCTTCAGCAATGATTCCTACACCACTCATCCAGAAGCAACGTTTGTCGTTGAACGTAACGAGTCCGTTTACTGTTGCCGTTGAGTCGTACATCAGGTCTGTGGCAAACGCTGGTGTGTTAGCAGAAGTAAGTGTGCCGAGGTCGAGGCGACCCAAGCCACCTGACACACCGTCATAGTTGGTCCAGGTGAAGTAACTGAAACGTCCTTCGCTAGTGAACTTGTTTACCGCACCAGATGTTGGGATGATTTGTCCTGCAACAAGGTTGCTGTTGCTATCGGTTGATGCGAACCGTACGCCCTTATCTGTGCCGATGAGGATGAATCCGAGATAACCAGAGATGGCGGTGACTACTTCACCTGTTGGGAGTTCAAGTGCAACAACACCAGAGTCCAATGTGCCATCTGCTTTGATAGTGATTTTATAGATGAGTGATTTTTTACCTGCATATCCTGCGGCGTATACAGCGTTTTGACCTGTGGCTACACCCACCCAACGGAAATCTGGGTCATCTATTAAAATTCTGTCCGTTGAAGAACCCGCACCTGCAATCTGGCGCAAGTTTTGGTCATGTGCAGCAAACATGTAACCTTTAGCGAAACCCAACATGTAGTAACTATTTGTGCCAGTAACAAATCTTGTTCCACTAATTGTTCCTGGTGCAGCAGTAGTGTCAATTTTGCGTA